TTTGTAGTTTATCGTTCCGACGGAACTTCAAGAATCGTTCCTGCTAACGCAATGATGCAAATCGTAGACATGGAATATGCATCTGGTGCAAGAGGTGTTCCAATCTTAGCTGCATCGTGGAATGACATCCAAGATGAAATGGAACTCCTCAATTTAGAAAAACAAGGAGCAAAAGCATCTGCTGACATTTCTTTGGTTATCAATAAAGCAGGAGGACAAATTGATGACAACATGGCAACCGAACTAGGTGCTTACGCTCCGTCTAATGGCCTTGGTAATTTAGCGACTCAAATGGGCGGTAAGATTCTCGCACTAGATGTCGGTGAATCAGTTACAAGTTTGCAATCAAATCGACCATCGCCTACGTTCACCGGATTTCTTAAAGCAATCCAGCAAGACATTAGCCGAGGTATTCTGCCTTACTCTTTTGTTACGGACTCTTCGGGAAACACAGGCCCTGGTCTACGTTTAGATATAGCGAAAAGTGATAGAACATTTTCAAAATGGCAGAACCTAATCATCGAGCAATTATGTGTGCCTACGTGGGGTTATATTATCGGTGACGCTATTGCAAACGGTGATTTACCCGACGATCCCGAGTGGAACAAGGTTAGCTGGACAACTCCTAAGCGTGTAACTGTTGACGCAGGCCGTGAAGCTGCGAACGACCGTGCCGATATGGAACTCGGTTTAATTTCGATGTCTGAACTTTACGCTCAACGCGGATTAGACTTCCGCAGTGAAATGGCAAAGCGTGCCGAAGATATGTCCTTCATCGTAAATCTTGCCAAGACAACCGGCATTCCTGTTGAGATGCTTTATAAGCCTACCAACATTCAGCCTGGTACACTCGCACCCTTAGCACCTAACGCTTACGTCGACCCTGAAGACGATAACTCTTCACCCGACGCACTCATCAATCAAAACGAAGACCCTGAACAAGAATAATTTACAATGAGATTTATAAACAAAGCACTTAATGGTCGAAGCCCGATGCTCATCGACCCAGTAATCGCAAAGCAGTATGCCGTCGACGCTGAGAAATTTGGCTTCACAGATTTAATCGCACAGGTCTTTGGTGAAATGCCCAAGCCTTACAAGGTCGGCTCTTACGGCATCGTGCCAATAGTCGGCCCTATCGGTAAAGGTTTAACTCCATTTGAACGGATGACTGGTGCTAGTGATTTAAATTTAGTCTCTTCTCAAATCGATGCATTCCTCGCTGACTCTGAAGTCCAGACTATCGTTTTCCATATCGATTCGCCCGGTGGTGTTGTCGGTGGTGTCGAAGAAGTCGCTCGCAAAATTGCAAACTCATCGAAGCCCACAATCGCTTATACTGACGGCATGATGTGTTCAGCTGCTTACTGGCTTGGCTCGTCTGCTGATCGTTGTATAGCAAGCCCAAGTGCGGACGTTGCTTCGATAGGCGTATATATGAATCTGGTGGATGTATCACAAGCCTACGCTGATATGGGCGTTAAGGCTGTTGTGATTAAATCCTCAGCTACGCCTTACAAAGCTGCAGGCATCGAAGGCACAAGTCTTACTCAGGAACAAATCAATTATTTTCAAAGCGAAGTAGACGCAATCTATGCTGAATTTGTAGCGTCTGTTAAAACTAAACGCAAGATGGCTTCCGATGACGCAATGAAAGGTCAGTCGATGTCTGGTAAGATTGCATCAACGATGGGACTTCTCACAGGTCTTAGCGATTCACTTTCAGAATTACTAAACGCAAGCACTCCTAGAAATAATGGTGGAATGACTGCTAAGAAAGTTTCGGCTATCAGCATTAAAAAGAAATCAGACGAAGTGTCCGACGAAGTCTTAGCCTTATTGACTCCTCGTCAAAGAGAAATGATTGATGGCTATAATGATGTCGAACAAACTTTTGGAATGTTTAAACAGGATAGCAGTCCTGACGGCGCTCACTATTCTGCCGTGTCTCCTTTTGCTAGCACTGGCTTACTTTGCCAGAACTGCGTATTTTACCGTGGCCCTCGTGGTTGCGGACTTGTTGAGGGAGATATTGACCCTAACGGTATTTGCAAACTTTGGGTAATCCCTGGTTCGCTGATCAAGGAGTAATTTGACCTATCACGCAATAATATGACAATCGAAGAACAACTCATCAAGGCTATGGCAGACTTAACTTCTGCTTCTGCTGAACGTGACGAACTACGCGCTAACTTAGAAAACGCCGTAGCCAAAGAAGCCTCTGACTTCAAAGCAACCCTCGAGCAAAACGCTTCACTGGTTATCGAAAGAGATGCACTCGCCAAAGAAAAAGCTGAACTCGTTGCACAAATCGCTGAACTCTCAGCTAAATCAGTTTCCGCTTCCGTTGAAGCTGCTAAGATTGCATCGAGCGTCGGTGTTAACCCTGTCGAACTTTCTCCTTCCGATAAATCTGACGAACCCGTTAAAGCAGTGAATCACCTCGAAGTGTTCCTGGCTATGGACATGGGTGCAGAACGCTCCGCTTACTTTGCTAAGCATAAGAACGAAATCATTCGTTCAATTTAATTTTCTCTAATCACTAATCACTCACTAAACTAATATGGCTAATTCCATCGCAACAGCACCATCGATTCTCGCTGAATCCGTGATTGCTTCCATCAAGGGCAAACTCCCTGCGCTTAAATCTTTCTCCAGTGTTTTCAGCACTCTCGAAGGTCAAGCCGGTAAGTCTGTCTTCGTTCCTTTAATCGGAACTTCAACCGCTACCGAATTTTCAACTGGTGGCTACCTCACTCAAGACGACGCTACGCTCGCTGGAGTAACTGTAACCCTGAAGCACTTCAAAGTCTCGAGCCGTTTCAGCCCTCTCGACGTTAAGTCCTATGGCGCACAGTACCTCGTTAACGCTTTCACTCCTACTGCTTCAAACGCAATCGCTGAAGCTTGTATGGCTGAAATCAGCGCACTGATCACCAACGCTAACTACTCGTCTAACGCAGTAACTGGTGCAGCTCTTTCCTATTCTGAAGTTGTAACTGCTAAAGGTGTACTCGACGCAGCTAAGGCCAGCGACACTCGCGCCTTAATCGTTAATCCAACTTACGCTAACAACCTCTTAACTGACGCTCAAATTGCAGCTGCTTACGCTTTAGGCGCTCAAGTAATCCAAACTGGTCAAATCGGTTCAATCGGAGGTATGTCAGTTTATCAGTGGTCTTCACTTCCTACCAATAGCGAAAATCTCGCAGGCTTTGCTTGTGGTTCTGACGCTATCGCTGTAGCCTCTGGTTTACCAATGAGCGAGATTCCTGGCTTTGAAATTGCTAACGCTTTTGACGCTGACACTGGTCTCGGTATCCAAATCTTGATGGGTCAAGAACAGTCCGGTTACTACAACGTGACCGCTACCCTGCTCTTCGGTGCAGCTAAAGGTCGCGCTACTTCACTCACTCGCCTCTTAACCGCCTAATCTTAGGTCGTTGAAAAACGAGAAAGACCCCCCTCTGAAAAGTCGGGGGTTTTTTGTTGCCTGACACTTTACCCGTCCACGCCATCAAAACGCCTCTGAGGGCTTCCCAGACCCCTTTACGACCCCATCCAGAGATTGACACAGGACGCAATTTATATGGACAATAACCTTAATGCCATGTTTCTAGCCGATGCTTTGGCTATAGCAGACGAAATTGGCCTGCCAGTAATCATTAACGGAACGACCTATCAATGCTCTGTGGCTGACGCTACCCTAACTCAGTCGCTCGAAAGCGGTGGCCTGATGGATCAGATTAGTACCCTTGTTAAAATCCCTGCCACGACTTCAAACTTAACTAAACGTAATACAGATTTCGCAATCGGCAAGACCTGTACCTGGGAAAGTAATGTCTACCGAATCACCGGCACGACTTATAAAACTGGATCGGCTTGGATTCAATTAACTGTTCAAGATGTTAATCAGCGATAATGCAATTCGACCCTAAAGGTTTAAATGTAATTATCAATCGCAACCTTTTGGAAGGATTGCAAAGAAAATTTGGTGACTTCAAAAAAGAAACGCGTCAGATTGTTGAGGATGTTTTAAAAGAGGAATCATGCCTGACTGCGCGTGAAGCAATGGTCTATACTCCTCCTATGGATGGTGCTGGTGGCGGTAAAGGTGATACTAAAACTGCTGAAAAGTGGGGTAATATGGCAGTCGAGAAAGATATTTTGTCTGTTGTATCTTACGAAAATAAAGCCCTATCAGCTGCGGTTGGCCCTAGCGGAAGTAGTCGTAAATTCGCAGATTGGAAGAATGGCCTACGTCCAAAGAAGCCTGGTATTATTCAAAAGATATACGACGATAATAATTTTGGAAGAGCATATAATAAAGCTAAGCAGTTACTATCGCATAATACTAAGTTAACTATTTATCGCACACAGGCACAAATAAAACAAGAGCATGATTCTCAACGTCAGAAGTATCGTGGTCGTATTCGTAAAAATGGTGGTGGTAAAAGTATCCCAGCACTAGCCAATGCAGCTCAATTAAAGGCATACATTAAACTTCGTCAGCAACGAGTGGGTTACATGAAGGCAGGTTGGCTTGATGCTATTCGTAAGATTGGCCCAGCCACAATTAACGGAATGCCAAAGAACTTTGGCTTAAAAGATTTGCCATCATTTATTTCACGTCATCCAAACGGACACGGAAAAGTAGGCATTGAAATTACACAAGGCACTGGTGGTCGTTCTGCTATCATTATTAGAAATGACATTGGCAATATATTCAAAGTTGCAGATATGGCTAATACCTACTTTAAAGTAATACAGGCTAGAACTGGCAAAATGGCTAGACGCATGAAACACTTTCAGCGCGCTGCTATCGAAAAATTTAAATCTAAAAAATCATAACCATGGGAACTAAATCACCACTTAACATCACCGAAGACGCTTGTGCTTATGCTTTATCGCAAGCCACCGAGTTAGCCGGCATTACAATCTACAAAGGACAGTCTTCATCGACGCTTGAATTGCCTTCAATTATTGTATCGTGCGAGAGCCTTAACTTCCCGAACGACATTCCACGCGGATCAGGTAACTATGTTGCCCAGGTTAAGATTGGGGTGTTCACTTCTATCGACGGTGCATCAGCCCTAGCAAATCATCGCAACGTCTGTCAGATTGTAATGTCTGTAATGGACAACGTAACTAGCGTTAAGGCAGGCTTTACTAATGGTGGTGACGCTACGGCCTATGACTCCCTAATGACCTCAATCGACACAGGGCAAGGTGATCGGGCCTTCATGACCTCAGTAAATTACAACGTTACCTTGGTATTGTCAGCCGTTTGACTTTTACTGCATAATTAAACTACCATGCCATCAACCGTCGTAACTAAAGGAACTGCATTTATCTATGGTGTCGCAGGAACTGTAACATCTTTGACCGTTCAGTCATACACTGTTTCGACTTCCTTCGCTAAGACCGATGAGGCTATGGATGCAAACGGACAAGTAGTCGGTGTTCGTATGTCTGATAAACGTCAGAATCTTTCAATCGAAGGCTTAGTGCCTTCAGCTTATAGCGGTACAATCGGTGACAATTTATCTTTCACTGGTAACACTATCGCTTTTGCTGGTCATATCACGAACATCGAAGAACGCGGAACGAACAACGGGTTTATGCGCGTATCGATTACTGCTATCGACTACGAAGCATTCTAAAGAATAACACTCTTCACTTCTGGTGAATAAGGCGTAGGATTTGGCTCATGGCTGACCTACGCTTTTTAGCATCCTGTATTGTCCCTAAGCGGACACGCATCCTCGGCAAATCTCTCAAGCCGTTCTGCTTAAAGTATCGTCTGTGGTTGCAGGCAATTCAAAGCCCATTCTTTGAGTCAGACAAAGAGATTAAGATTCAAGATTTAGTCATCGCTTTAAAAATTTGTGCCGGTGAAAGTTTAGATAAAACACTGCTTAGAGATTATTGGATTTATTTGGTACTTGTTTTAGATATAGATAGACGTGAAAAAACATTTAAAGATTTTATTAGATATACCTCAACTCAGGATACTTGGCCTAAATTCTACGACAACAGTAAGAACTCTAGCGGATCATCAACAGGCCTGCCGTGGGAACTTGGTATAATCGCAAACCTTTGCAAAAACGGTATAAGTTTTGAGCAGGCAATTAATATGCCTGAAGCAACTTGTATATGGTTGTCTACTGCTTTTGGCATTCAAGCAGGTGCTAAGTTAGAACTTTTGACTACGGACGATGAGGCCCTAATTGACCATTTGGCAAAATTAAGGGACGAAGAACTTAAACAAACCGATACTAAATAACTATGGCAGACGATTTATCATTCACTATCAGCGCTGAAGACCAAGCATCAAGAGCCGTCGAAACCGTTCAAAAGAAGATTCAAAACTTTGGTAGCGATGTTGCAAAAATGGCTTTAGGTGTAGCCGGCCCAATGGCATTAATTGGGGTTGGTTTTGATTTTGTTAAAAGCAAAATAGATGAATATAAACAAAGTCTTGTTGAAGCTAAAAATACTATTTTAGAAATGGCTAATGCTTCAGCTGCAGCCGGTCGTGCCTTAACACCAGGAGAGAGATTTGCAAAAAGTGCAGAAGATAATGCAAAGATTACAAAACAACAAGAGGCATCAAAAATGTATGACAAAGAAGCCGTTAAATCTGAGATTTCAAGCAATCGTGGAAACTTGGTAGAAGAGTTTTTAACTACTATAAAATTAACTCAAGAACAAAAAGAAAATTATCGTTCAATGTCTGAGGACAAATTGGCAAGAGATCAGAAATTTTTTGATTTTATATTTCAGAAATTACAACAACAGTCAGAGGAAGAAAACAAAATGGCACAAACTGCTATTCGTCTTGAAAAAGAAAAAGCGGAAGCAGTTAAAAAGGCTGAAGCAGAAAAGACAGCTGCAATTAAAGCCGAAGAAGAAAAGAGAAAAAAGAGAGTTTCTACTGTGCAAGAAATAGAAGATTTAAAAATTCAATTAGCTAATAGCGGACTTGAGCAATTACAAGGTCCAGAACTATTAAAGAACTTACAAAACAATGTAAATATTTCACAAAAAGATTTTGAAAAAATATCACAAAAAGTTGATTCAGGTGCAGATGGTTATACTCAACAAGATAAATTAAATGCTGAAAAAACTTTGATAAATGCACAACTTGAATTTGCAAATGAAACAAAGAAACAAGCATTAGAATCTAAAAAACCTACAACTGCTTCAGCAAAAGAAACTGTTAAATTAACTGTCTCAAGCCTACGTGAAATTGGCGGATCATTTGGTGGTGGTGATGTTAATAATGTTATGGATAGACAGATTGAATTACTACAAACACAGATAGAAGCATTAAATAAAATTGCATCAAATACTACACCTCAAACTGACGTAGGAGTTTCGAAACCAATCGGTGACACTAACTTTACTTCAGATACACCGGCTTTATATAGTCCTGCATGGTATGCACAAAACACTAAATAACTTTTAAAAATGGCATTTACTCAAATAACCAAAGGAACTTTTAACGGATCAGGCGGGGCTACTAGTCTTAATACAAAAGACCCTGCTCTTCAGCCAAATTACTCAGTAGAGTTTGACGGCTATGGCCTGATTACTGGACGTGCTACATTCACTTGCACTGCCTCATCAGCGCCATTTAAAACACCTAAGCGTGGTGATGTATTCCCTGGTCGTGAAAAGCGTTTATATTGCCATCGTGCTTCATACACAATTAACGGTAATAATTTAGCCACAGTCACTGCTGAGTATGTAGGTATTGAAAACGGTAATTCTACTAAGTTAAATGTGGTAGGTGATATTGGTACTGCATCAGAGCCAATTAAAACACACCCAGAATTTAAACGCAGTGATAATCCACCAACTCCTGGGCTTCAAGATAAGGGATGGGATTCTACTAAACAAGATTTCGTTGAGGGTACTAACGGAGCAACTTCATCAGCAGATTATTTTAAACTTACAGGCATTAAGAGTTTTATGCGACCATGCGTTCAAATCAACGCTTCGCTTTATACCTCTGATCGTGCAATCGTTACTCAGTATCTAGCTGGGGTTGGAAAGACCTGTCAGAATTTAGCCGGTGCAGATTTGAGTATCTATACAGGTATCTTTAAAGCTGATAGCACATGGCATCATGAACCTTGTTTAATTACTGGTGCTAGTTACGAAGAGTACGGTATTCTTTACAAAGTAAAAATTTCTATACGCGTAGCACCTGGTGGCTGGCATAGTTTGATTTATAAATCTGCTACAAGTAATAAATCGAAATGAAAAGTTACATAGATTCTGGTGCTGGTTATAGCGTTAATAATGTCGGTAACTCTGTATCATTATCTATTGATAGTCAGATTCAGTTTTACCCTGATATTCCATTAACTGTTTTATTAGGTCCAGAAAGCAAAGTATATATCGTACCAGGTACAGTTAATCAGCTCGTCCCTAAAGTAAGCGGTACATACATCGACGCACTACCACGCCCTACGATTACTCTATCAGCCACAGGTTACATTATTCTTCGTGTTGAGCGCGTAGCCAATCAGCCGTTCCCAAATAATCCTACCATTTACTACAACGCTACGATCCCTGCGGACACTACAAGTTATGGTTACTTTGCCCTAGCGTCCGTGACTAAATCGGGCAGTGCAGCTACAGGTTACAGTTATAGTATTGCTAGTTTCCGTAGTCCTTTGATTGGGGCGGTTCATGTTAGCCGGGCTTCGTTTAGCAGTGGGGTA